CGGACTCCAGACGCAGTTTATTCAGCACATCGCTCATGGCCGTGAGTTGCGATTCGGCCTGATCGCCCGCTCCTTCACGCCCGGCCCCGCCGGCCGTCGTGCCGCCGGGGAATAGATTGCGGGGCAACATCAGACCCGGACCCAGCACGCCGGGAATCGTTATGGTCTGACTGCGGATGTACTCCATTTGCCGGCGGGCCTTGCTCTCCTCGGCCCGCTTGCGCATCTCCCCGAAAAAGGTCTGCGTCCGCGTCACGTTGTCCGGCTGCTGCGCAATGGACCCGGATGGAGGCTGACCGCCCATCGTGCCAGCTACCTGGTCCACCAGCAAGCCCCTCCGCTCATTACGGAGTTGTCGATGGATTCGCTCGTACTCCGCCGTATCCTGGGGCGGCATCGTCTCAAAATGACCACCCCAACCCTGGCCTCGCCATTCCTCTTTGAATGCCCGCGGTTCTTCCGGGTGCAGCACGCGATATCGTTCTTGAGCCGCCTGCTGAGTCATCATCGGTCCAGCAAGCATCTCCGCCGTCGGACCAGCACCCCGCTGGGCTTCGCGGTATTTATCCACAACCCAGATGAGTGACGCCATAGGCTTCAGGATATCTGTCGTCGTTCGCTCGATCTGCGAGAGGAGATCGAGCACTTTGGCGGCAGCTACGCCGACGCTTTCCATCGCGGTCGTGCCGGTCGAACCGAATCCCTCACCTGCCGTCGCCGCATCCGTGATCTGACCCGCGAAGGCTTCGACGTATGGAGCCAACTCGATGACGGCGCGATACAGTACTCCGGTCATGATCCCGCGCATTTTGGCCAGTTCGACATTCGCGGCCCGCACGGTGTCGACGTCGAGCTGCGTCAGGACCAAACCCAGCTTGCGGCCCTCTTCCGCCTGGGCCGTCAAGGCGGCCGAACCCTTTTCCAACAGATCGAGGACCTCGGACTGACCCCGGCCGAAGACGTCATAGGTCAATCGGAGCCGGTCGCCCCGGTTCGTCACCTGGGCCATCGCATCCGCGACCGAATAGAATACCTGGGCGGAGTCCATCTTGGACAATTGGCGGGCATTCAGACCGAGTTCCGCAAAGGCATACCGGGCCTCGCCGGCGCCCCGGCTCGCTTCCGATAGCCGCCGGGTCATCGCCTCCATACTGCGGTTCACCGTATCGGTTGCCAGGCCGGTCCGCCGGGCCGAATACTGCAAGGCGGTCAGACCCTCCGTCGTGGTGCCGAGTTTCTCGGAGGCGTGGCCGATCTCTCCGATGTCCTTCGCGGTCTTCTGGAGTACGTAGCCTATCGAGCCGATACCGGCCAGGCCCACCGCCGTGACGGCGAGGGACTTCAGCGACCGGCCGAGCGTCGTCATCCCGCGGTCGATGCTCGACAGGCCCGCGGCACCGCGATTGAAAACTTCGAACACGATTCCAACGGTTGTCGTCGCCATTAGAAAACCTCGGAGAGCGAACCACGAAGAGCACGAAGCTCACGAAGGGAAACCCAAAGAAGATTTTTCCCTCTTTCAGTTCTTCGTGTCCTTCGTGCTTGCATCTTTACGTCCTTGTCTTCGGTCCTCGTCGCCGCTTCTTCGGGGCCGGGCCCAGGAGCTGCCGCAGAATCCTCCCGGCTTCTTCCCCGGCTTTCTTATCGCCCAGCATCGCCCGGACCACATCGGCCAGGTAGATCGTTCGCAGGTTCTCAGCCGATTCGCCCCACGGGCATTCCCACTCGGCCAATTCCAGGCGGCGAAGCTCATAGTCGCTGAACCGCGTCTCGATCTCGCCAATAGGCAACCCATAATGAGCGCTCAGGCGAACGAGGAACCGCTCATGAACATCACTGCGAAGTTTTTTAGTATCTCGGGGTCTGCCTTACCCCCGACGGCGGAGACCTTCATGCACAAAGCCGTGAGCGGCGCCAGAATGATGGGGGGCCATTCGATCATCCGCATCAGGTCGATGTCCTTAAACAACAGCGTGCCGGCCTCGTCGCGCACGGAGCGGATGATCAATTTGACATCGGCGAACGCATCATCGATCCGCTCGTCGCCATCGGGTTCGCGGACCTTGACGCACGAATCATACCATGCCCTCTTCTCGGTCGGCGTGAGGCCCCAGACCCAACCCTGTTTGCCGCTGGGCAGCATGAACGGCTCTTTCGGCCGCGCGTTGCGGTAGACCATGAAGTCATCGGCGGTCGCCTGCGGCGGTTTGGCCGCGGGCCGGGTCTCCGGAACTTTGATTTCTTCGGTCATCGATTCTCCTGTGGATTTACGAATTACGATTTTCCGTCGTCTGCACTACCCGCGATTACGCCGCGGCGGTGTAGGTCCACTTGGTGACGGGGGCAATCGTCACATCGAAGGTCATCTCGTCGCTCACCTCCATCGGGACGGCGCCGACCTTGGCGATCCGGCCGAGCCCCACGTGCGTATTGCCGATGGAGTCGGTGATCGTGAAGGTGTCTTGGGTATTGGCACCGGCGTTTATCCGCAGGGTGCCATACAGTGTCTTGGTCGTGGCGTCATAGACCATCTTGACCTGGGCGTTGCCCTCATCGAGCGTCGTCGGAAGCCGGGTGCCAATCCGGTCGGTGTCCGTGATGCAGCGGACGACCTTGACTGCGGCCTCCAGGCCCTCGATAATGACGCTCTCGATGTTCGGGAACGTCCCGAGCGCATTGCCTACGACTGAACCGCCGTATCCGGTACTGGGCATGATGAACTCCTTTCTGCTACGCTTGCGCGTATGGGTTGGTGATCAGAACCTTGTAACTGATACTCACCGGCAGCGCGACGACCGTCGCCTGCCGGACCCTGTCGATCCAAATCTGGGCGTTGCCGACCTCGATCCAATAGGCCAGGCCCCCGCACATCCGGTCCGGGCCCGGGTTCGCCGCGATCTCCAGGCCCAGCCGCTTCTCGATGTCCGCGATGGTCCTGTTCTTCCTCTGGTCCACCGGAACCGCAGGCTCGGCGGAGGCGATCAGATACACGGTCACCATGAACGGTTGCGACCGGAACCGGTGGGTCAATGTCGGCTTCTTCGCCTCCACGGCCTCATCATCCTCGATGAACACGGTCAGGTCGCCCACGGTCTCATCCATCCCGTATAGCACTTCGTTCCGGCTGACCTTGAGTGTGTAGTGATAGCCATTGGCCACCGTGATCGACTGAATCGCGGCCAGCAGCCATTGGGCGATCCGTTCCACGATGGGCTCAGGCATCGGCGGGGCCTCCGCGATTTACGATGTGCGATTTATGATTTACGATTTGAGATCTCATCGCGGCCACTTCCTTTCCAGCTCGTACTTCACCTGGCCGTCGATCTCCTTCGTGAGCCGGTGTTGGCCTTCGCCGTGGACCGCTGCCAAGAGATCGGGAGCATCCGTGACAATCTTGGCGATGGATGGACCCCGCAGGTACACCAGGGGCATACGCCGGACCAGATCGCCGCGACGCGTCAGCATGTCATCGCTGACGCCTTTCTCGCCCTTCTTCTTGCGTCGCCAAGCGGCCCGGCTCTCGATATACTCGCCGCTCTTGCTCTGCGTGAATCCCTCCGTGATGAAGGCCCGGGGGATCAATCGCTGTCCCATTTCGCCGCCGCCGTACGTGATGCCCTTGGCCGTCTGGCGGGCATTGAGAAACCTCGTGACGGACAACCGCTGGGCGCTGATATCGAGCCGCCATCGCCAGTTCGTGTAGCTCGCCTTCTCGGCATCGACGATCCGGTCCATCACGGACCGCTTGCGAAGAGCGATTTTGCGGCGGATCGAGACATCGAGCATCGTCCGCCCGGCGGACGCCGTCCGCTTCAGGGCCCGGTAGACGATCCGGGGCAGCAGGCGGGGGCAATCCGCCAGGGCACGCTCCACGGCGGCCAATTTCGCCTTATCGAACGTCACTCGGATCATCGGTTCAGCCATGAGTCACCTTGAAACCACGAAGAGCACGAAACACACGAAGAACTGAAAGAGGAGACGGTTTTGGTTTCCCTTCGTGGTTAATTCTCATCAGTTCAACTCCCACGTCACCAGCCCGCCGTCCTGGGCCACCGGCCGGACGATTCTCAGCTTGACCAGCGGCCCGCCCAACAGGACCCGCACGCTCATCATGTCGCGGTCGGTCCACGTGCCGGGCACGATCCCGTCCGCGGCATTTTTCGCCTGCACCCGGCAGGGCAGAAGCTTCGCCCGCGGATCGCTCTGGCGGTCCGATGGTTGACGCAATACGATGATCGTGACGGCACGCTCGGTGCCGACGGCCGGGTGATAGATCCCCTGTTCGCCGTACTCCGAGAGGAAGAAGTCGGCGTCGCCGGCCAACAATTCGTCGAAAGGAGACAGATCGGCGTCCACCGCGATCAGAGGGGCCCGGTAGGTGTACTCGAAATGATGCGTCTCGCCCGCGTAGAGCACCTCGGCCCAATAGGTATAATCCACACCCTGGGCCGGCTCAATGAACGCGTACTCGTAGGTGCCCGCGGCCGTCCGGGTCATCGCGGTGCCCGCCGCCACGACGATCTCGCCGCCGACGCCCTGGCGGACCCCGAAAACGCCGTCCGGGTCCGAGAGCGTGACGCTCGTGACATCGGCGAGAACGCCCGCGATCCGCGTCTTGACGGTCAGATTCGCCATCAGCGAACAACCTCGCTTTCCACCGTGAACTCCACCGGGGTCGATATCTCGACCACCTCATCCGAGTAGGGGATGTGCAGATCGCCGGACTCCCTGGGATACAGCGTGTACCTCACGCCGGCGATCCACGCGCCTGCGGCAATGGACAGCGTCCAATGGCCATCCGACTCGTGCGCCATAGCGCCGGCGGAGGACTCCGCAGACTGCCAGGTGACGTCAGAGGCGCGAAACCATTTGCCGGCGTGGGACCCGCTGCGAGCGATGAGGTACGCCGTGACGGTCCCCGAGACGATTGGACTACCGTCGCTTCGGCCCAGCAGATCCGCCACTACCGTATTCGCCTGTCCCGCCGTGAACGATTGCATGTCAGGCCCCCAAGAGCGTGACGTTCCAGGTCACCGTCAGCGTGTCGCTCGCGCCCTTGTTGATGGCGCCGGAGAACACGGCGATGGCGAACGTCCCGGTCGCATCGGCTTCGCCGGCGTCGGTCGTGTTGCCGCAGATCGAGACGCGGTTGATCGTGGAGTTCGTGCCCTCGCTCGCCGCCCAGAGCCGACGGAACTGGACGATGTCGTTCGACGCCCCGGCCTTCGGCGTGCTGTCGTCCAGCGCTTTGGCGGAGCCGGAAACGTAGTCCGCGGCCGCGATGAAGCTCCCGGCCCCCGTCTTCGTCGCCGCCGTCGTGGCCGTGCCCAGTTTCATGCCCCATGTGGCATACGCGGCGGTATAGAACGCGGCCGCCGCGTACTTGTCACCCTGGCCGGTGACGAGGTTCTGAACGATCTTCCTCTGTTTCAGCTTGCCGTCCTTGTCTCGCAACTCGGCGACCACGACGCCCCACAAACTCATTCGAGCCCGCGATTTTCTCTTGATATCCATAGCAACTCCTATCTCTTATGTTTCAGAAGCATGAAGGCCCAGACCGCCTTCAACAAAGCCCCGAACTGTTTCGACATCGCGTCCGTCATCCCGACCGTATCGTCGACCGTACGCAATGCGGTGACGACCCGAGCCATCGAATCCAGAACGCCTTCCACGTCGTTTTGCGTTCTGAGGTATTGGACCAGGCGCGTCACGTCGTCCGTGATTCCGAGTGAATCGGATACAGAAATCATCCTCCCGAGCACGATCCCATCCGTCATGCCCTCCGAATCGCTGATGATCCGGCTCACCGCGAACACGCTCGCCACGGCGTCCGCCATGCCGAGATGGTCCGACATGATCCGCAGCAGGACCTGCACGGCGGTCAACGAATCGCTCAGGCCCACGGCGTCATTGATCGTACGGACGAAGGCCCCGCCGCCCTCGAATATCTCGGACATCGCGTCCGTGATCCCCAGGGCCTCGGCGAGGGTCCGGACCGCGTCCCAGAGTGACGACAGACTGTCCGTGACGCCGATCCCATCCGAGATCGTCTTGCCCTCGCCCTTACTCAGGCTGTCCGCCAGACCCAGAGCCTCATCGAGGGTCTTGGCCTCGCTCTTGCTCAGGCTGTCGCCGAGTCCGAGCGTGTCGGCAATCATGCGGATCACGACCGAGACGGTCACCGGAACATCCGTCACGACGATGGAGTCGGACAGGACCCTGAACTGTTCTTTCGTCACCGTCAGGCCGTCCGTCTCGCCCAGGGTTTCCGAGAAACTGCGAGTCGCTTCCCAGACGCGGATCAATGAATCGACGATGCCGAGAGCATCGGAAAAGACCTTGGTTTCCCCCTTCGACAGCGCATCGCCCAAACCGATCCCATCCGAAATCGCACGGATCGCGGCACTGACGCCACCGATGGAGTCAGTGCCGCCGATCGACTCCGTCAGGATCCGGGCATAGGCGCAGGCACGGGACATAGCGTCGGTGACGCCAACGCCGTCGTCGATCGTCCTCACGTAGGCCGTCCCGGCAAGCCGCGCCGCCGCCGACCACAATTCCAGGGGCCGGTGATGGAACATGGCGAAGGGATCGGCCGCTAACTGTTTGGTCTCGTTTGCATTCAGAACACGATTGTAGAGAAAGACATGATCGATTACTGAAAGACCGTCATACGCGGCAGTAATACCCTTACCAACCTGCAATACTGAATTGCCAAAGGTGCTTAGTGTTCCACTAGCTGCACCATTTGAAAGAACGCCATTCAAGTAATTGTCCGGATGGACGTTCCCGCCGGCGTGAGTAACAGCAATGTGAGTCCAGGCCGACGTCGTGAACGCGCTACTATACCGGCAGCTTCCTGATGTCTGGGCATGACTTACGGAAATACGGCTATTGGCAGGATCGTAGTACACGCATAGAACCTGATTGGCCGCTCCCGTGGCACCTTGTACATTCAGCAAACCGCGAACAGTCGTCCCCAAGTCCTTCGCCATGATGACGGCGGAGATCGGATTCGCGGCTGTAAATATGAGTGGCAAAGTTGCCTGAACGTCGTCGCCGGTCCCATCGAAATAGAGTCCCGATCCGTGTTTAGCGGCGACCCAAATGGCATTGGTTATCGTGCCATGATTGGGATTTCCACTGGAATCCCTCACGATAACTCCATTGCCTTCATTGAACAGCCAGCCAACGACCAGGCCCTGGGCCAGCGGATGACCCAACTGAATCTGCGAACCTAATGGAGGTTTCACGATCATCGTTTAACTGGCCACTGGAATCGTCGCGTACTTGATCGCCGTCGCCGTGGTCGCCACGGCATTCGCCGTCGTATTGCCCCAATCCTGCACGAGAACGAATTTCTGAAACTGCTCGGCGGAGAGGAAGATCGTTTTCCGCTCCGTGTTATTCTGTGTGAACGGCATCTCGAACTTCACGGCCGCGCCGTTGGCACTCTCGTAGACCGTGTCGTCGACGTCCCTCAGAATGCTGATGGACAGGCCCGCCGTGGCTTTCGCGTGGTTGCTGTAGTCCGTGTCGATGGAGATCAGGCAGGCCGCCTTGCCGTCCAAATCGTATTCCGCCGACTGGTCCGTGATCGTACCGCCCTGCGTCAGCGCAGTCGCCGCGTCGATGACTGTCCAGTTGGCTTCCCAGTTGTATCCCGTATCCGCCATGATTCCACTCCAAGCCTGGTTTTCTCTCGACTCTTCGCGTCCTTCGTGGTTTCACCGTCACCGTCAATCGAGTCCGAGGGCGATGATCTCGTACGTGTGGGTCGCGCCGGTACTGCCGAACTCGAATTTCAGGTTCTTGTTCGTCGTCAGTACGATTCCGCCGGCACTGGGATCGTGAAAGATCGTCGTACCGAGGGCCGGCAGGGTCATGATATCCGAAGCGTTGGCGAACAGCCCGACCGGGGTCGTGCCGCCGCCGATGAGCAATGCCTGAGTCGGCGAGAGGTTCCGAACGAACAGAAACTTCAGGGCCGCCATGGTCAGGGCATCCTTGCGCAGATTCAGCAGCGTGCCCGAGGCGTAGAGGTCCAGGACCTCGTTGGCCCCGAGGGCCAGGCTGCGCGTCGCGGCGTAGCCGACGTTGGCCTGGTTGGCGCCCGTGCCGTTCGCGAACGCGATGGCGCGGGACAGGTTCGCGATGAACGACTCGGCTCCGAGATCCGCCGTATCGACGTCCGTGATGCTGAATCCTAAAGCGATCGAGGCTGTGAGTGACATACGATCTCCTTTCCAAGAGTTTCAACCACGAAGGGCACGAAGCTCACGAAGAGAGAACTGCAAAGGGGTTTTCCCTTGGCGTTCTTCGTGTCTTTCGTGCTCTTCGTGGTTCATTGTTTTCGATTCCTCGCGGCTATAGACCAGTCCGCGCAGTCCGGGCATCGGCAGGGGCAGACGCCGCATCCCGGTCCGCCTGCCCCGCCGCATGGTTCACCTCGATCAGCGTCAGTCGATTTTCAGGAGGTGACCGAAATAGGCGTCGCAGATGAACTCGCCCACGTACTCCTGCACGCGGAACACGTCGCTCTGCGTCTGCTCCTCGCGATACTGAACGACGGTCTCCAGGCCGTTGACCAGCACGCCGGCCGGGCCCGTCCAGCGGACCGTCCGGCCCAGGCCGGGCATCGCCAGCGAGCCGTTCTGACGTTTGAAGATCAGGGCGTAGTCGTCGGACCAGATATCCGATGCGCTGAACGTCTGGCCTTCCAGGGCGGAGTCGTAGACCCCGTCGGCCACGAAGATGTTGCGGAGGTCCAGGATCTCGGCGATGTACTGTTTCCAGACGCTCGCGGTGAGTACCTGCGGATTGCTTGAGAACTTGCCGAGGATCGCCGTGTTGTGCTTGAGGTTCTTGTACGTCACCGGCCCGATGACGATCGAATCCGCCACCATGCCCGTATTCCTGCGGATCACCTCGACCGCGGCCTCCACGTGGCCGAGGACATCGGAAGCGGCGGCGTCCCAGGGGGCAGCGCTCACGTCGGTGTACAGGCTGCCGCCGGCCCAGGTCGTCGTATTGAAGATCGCCGCGGCGGCCCGAATCTCCTTGGCCATCTGCATGTGCGTCTTGACCACTTGAACGGTCTCGACCTCGGGACTGTAATCGTCCACGAAGCGTGCGCGATCCTTGTCCGTGAGCTGCCCTTCGAGGCCGTAATCCGCCGTGGTGTAACTCTTGTCCTCGCTGCCGAGAGTCACCCGGCCGAACATGCCGCCGTTGGCGTGCCGGTTGTCCACGGTCCGGGCGTTCTCGCGAGTGATCACGCTGATCGTGGCGGCCTCCTGGGGCACGTCGAGGACGGGAAGGACCTGCTCGGCCACGAAGTTCATGCCGTCCGGACTGAACTCGTGAAAGGCGACGCCCAGATCGGCTCTCGGCGTGCTCCGCGTTGCTTGTTGAATAGGCATTTTAGATCTCCTTTTTCATTGCCCCGTTTTCGGGATTCGGTCCGGGCAAAAGAAAAGCGGCAATCAGATGATCAGGCACCTGATTGCCGCTTTATCTTTCGTGGTGTCTCGCCCCGGGTTTGGACCCCAGCGCGAGCCCGGTTATTCGATTGTCATCAGATCGATCAGGCGGTGCCCTGCGCCACGCGGATCCAGTCCACGGTGAGGGTGAAATCGTCGGCGTGGCCCGCCTTGAGGGCGATCGTCGGCACCAGGATCAGGCCCGCCGGGAAATCGGCGGCCGCGATATCGATCGCCGTCATCGCCGTGCCGGACAGAACGCCGTTGAGATAGCCCTGAACGGTGGCCCCGTCGTAGTGCATCCCGAGGGTGAAATAGGTGTCCGCCGCCTGCGTCACGTAGTCATCGTCGTGCTCGTTCTGCGCCTGGCCCGTCGTGTCGTAGACGAGGTCGACCTTGTCGCCGTCGGCCTCCTTGGCCTGGAACCCGATCGAGCCTTCCGTCTGAAGGGTCGCGCCATCGACGATCAGATCGCCCGTCGGAAACGCCGCGCCCAACATCAGACCGGCGAACCATCCGCACTTGGCGTCGGTGATCACCGACTGCTTGATGCGCATCTCGAAGGCCCACGGGGCCCCGCCCGACACCGTGATCGGGCAACCGGCCCACTGTATCTCGGCCGCCTCGTTGTCCGCCGTGGTGAACAGCTTCACCACGCCCTCTCCGGCGACACCCGGGAAAACGATGATCGTCGAGGAGGCGTCCCTGAAAACGCTGTCGGGGAGTTTCTCGCCGTGCGTGAAGTCCTCGTCGAGGAACGATCCGGTGAACGCATTCGCGCGCATCCCGCAGAGATTGAAATTCTTCCAGATGGCGTCCGTGGGCATCGCCGTGACGGCTCGCCCGCGAAGCGAATTGCCCACCATCTCCAGGGCGGAGCTGTCGGTCTCGACTTTCACCTGCGCAGCTTCCACGATGTCGTGCGGCGCCGTCGCCGCCTCCAGGGCGTAATACAGAGGCGACCCGACCACGGTGTCATCCACCTCGCCGTCGGCGGCCCCATAGAGCGTAGCGCCCACGGCAAAAGCCCCGGCCGCTCTCACTTTGCACGTGCCGCCGTGCTCGTGCATCCGGATGCACGCCATAGCCCCGCTGGCTTTGTATTCCTGCACGACGCCGATGCCCGCCTCTCCGGCGTCGGCATAGATCGCCGTGGCGCCGGAAACCTTGACGCGGCAAAAAGCCTCGATCGCTTCGCCGGTCAGCATGCTGATCGGGCTGTCTTGTTGTCTGGCCATTTTTTATCTCCTGTTTCAGAATTTCGTTCATGCGCGTTCAATTGACTTGGCGACCCCGTGATTCGAGGATCGTCACCTGCTCAGGGACACGCGGCCGGCCGCCTTGCCCCTGCCGTGCACGGTAAGGCCCCGCCGGCTCTCGGCGTCGAGGAACCTCTGATGCAGGGCGGGGTTCTTCGCAGCCAGCCGCTTCGTCGCCTCCGTGACGCTGATCTTCTTTTCCTCCGCAAGCTCGCGGGCCTGCTCCATGAAGTCGCCGCCGGCACCGTCCGCGGCGCTGTCGTGATACGGCAGGCCGGGCGAGCCGGGAGGGGTTGCGGCCTCTTTGGCCTGCAGCCGGTCGCAGTACTGGGCCTTGGCCTCCGTCACGGTCCAGCCCGCTTGACTCGCCTCCATCGCGAAGGCGGGGTCCTTGGCGAAAGCCTTATTGATCTCGGCAATCCTCTGCCGCTCCGTCGCGACCGCCTGCTCGGCGGTCGGCTGCTCAACTTTCGGTGGTTCCATAATCGTTTCTCCTTGTTTGCCGTTATTGGGTTCGGCGGCAGTTGCGCCGGTCAATCCATCGATCAATCCCAGGGCCAGCGCCGCCGGGGCCAGCCATACGCGGCCCGTCGCCAGCGGCCGGACCTGCTCGTCCGTCATCCGGCGGCCGGTCGATACCTGCTGAATGAAGTGCTCCGCGATCTGGTCCACCACCTCCTGCTCGGCGGCGATCTGGTTCTCCGAGATCGGGGCCCCGGGCACGCCCATGCCCTTGTGCTCGCCGGACCGGATAACGATGGTCCGCACCCCGGCGTCCTCGAACATCTTGCTCCAGTCCCGGTAGACCATGTATACCCCGATACTGCCGACCTCGGCATTGCGGCCCGCTGTGATCGACCGGGCCGACGTCGCCAGCCAGTAGGCCGCGCTGGCCGCCAGGTCCTCCACGACCGCCGTCACGGGCTTGGCCTGCGCCGCCGCCCGGATCGCGTCCGCCGCCTCCGTCCCGCCGGCGACCTGGCCGCCCGGCGAATCGATCCGCAGCTCGATCCGCTCGACCCTCGGGTCCGAGACGGCCAAAGCGACCATCTGGCGGATCTCATCGTAGCCCGTCGCCTCGATCTCAAAGTACCGGACCCAGCCCGGCACGGTCTTGAGCAGCACCCCGCTGATCGGGATGGTCGCCATGCCGCCTGAAATCGATAGCGGCAATGGATGGGCGACCTCGATCTTCGCCAGCAATTCTCCCACCTGAACCGACATGCAGCGTTTTTCGAATATATCGTAGGCCCGCTCTTCCATGGCCCACGGTTGTGAAAATAACAATTGATATTCCATCCGCAATCTATCCATCTTTATTCTCCTGGGCGTCGGATGCGGTATCATCCTCGGTCTTGTCGCTCGATTTCTCCACCACCGCCTTGGGGACCTCCAGGCCGCAGAAGAGCTGCCAGGGGACCTCGACGCCGGTCTTGGCTTCGATTTCCTTGGCCCTCGTGATCGCATCGATCACTTCGCCCTGCCGGGCCATCACAACGTCGTCACGATCCAGATTGAGCTCTTTGAGGACGTGGGCATGGGTCGTCAGACACCGGTCGATCTTGACCCCGTGCGCCATCGCCTCCTTGAGCTGGTCGATCCACGGGAACGCCGGCTTGATCCATTCCGTAGCGACCTCCGCCGGATCGCCGCCGTAGTCGGCCTCTCGCAGCAATGCCGGCAACCGCCATTCGAACAGCGGCTGGTAGTAGCAGTCTTCCTCACCCTGCTGCCAGTCACAGAAGGTCTGATACGCCTGCTCCAGGACAGCGCGGCTCTGACTGTAATTGGCGTTGGACCAGTCCAACAGGATCAGCTCCAGCGGCATCCCGATCGGCAGCCCCAAGAGCCTGAGAAATGTCGATAGAGACTCCGTGAAGTTCTCGCCGGGGATATTCCGTGAGATCCCCTCCGCTTTGTCGCCCGGCCTGCCGTGAAAGACGATCGCGTAGTCGAGTTCGATCAGCCGGGACGCGATATCGGCGGAACTATCCGCTGCGGGTTTGTTCGGATCGGCAACACTCTCACCGTATGCCTTGGTCTCGGCCTGGTCCCTCGTGATCGATATGGCGAGCCGGCTGAGCATCTGCCATGCGACGGCCTCGCTGTCACAGACATCGTTGATCCGGTGAATCATGGCGAACGAACTCTGCAAAATGGGTTCACCGCGCGTCTGGCTGGGCCTGCCGGGGGTCGTGAAGAACAGAAAATCCTTCGCCTCGATTTTCTGCCGGCTGGTCGGCGAAATCCGCCCCTGCTTTCCGTAAGGACAGACGGAATATGAGACCGGCTTGCCGTCGCCGTCGAGCTCGATCCCGGTCTGCACCTGGTTGCCTGTGGCGATCTGCTCGGCCTCGATATACTGGACCAACCCTTCCGTCCGTTTGATGCAGCCGGTGTCCCCGCAGAGCATCGCCTCGCGGCATACCATCGCCGCCGCTCGCGATCCGGTCAGCAGTCCCCGGACATCAGGCCGTTTATGCCATTTCCGCCAAGCGGCCTCGATCCGCTGCGACATGTCCCGGTCCGGCATCAGGACCCGCAGACCGAAACCCCGCCCGACGATGTAGGAAACCGCCCGGTCGATAATCCCCCGGTAAATCGCATTGTCGCGATAAAAGGCCCGGCTCTGATTGATCAGGTTAGCCCGGTCGTATTCGAGGTGCAGATCGGCGGAGCCCGCCGGATAGGAGCGGCCGTCCCGCGTCGCCACCCGGGCCGAACGGTAGCCGAGCGCGGTGTACTTGCCGTGGCCGCCGCTGACCTCCAGCTCGTCGGCTTTGTCGAGCGAACGGGTTGGCATGCGGACTTCCGTCATAGATCGTTGATCGCCTTGGCCCGCGTGAAACTCGTGCGGGGGTGGTTCGCGGTGTCGTGGATGTTGAGATGTGCCTCAATGTCCTTCCTTGTGCTCTCCAGACTCTCGTAATCCATTCCCCGGCCATCGGCGGCCCGGCTGGCCATGGGCCGGCGGACCTGGAGGAACCGGATCGCCTCCAGCGCTGAGCGGGCCTTCATGACATCGCCCCCCCAGAGCAGATTGTTCATGTACTGGTCGATGCCGTCCTGATACGTCGAGATGCTGGTCAGAGCCATACCCGGTTCCCGTGGGCAAAAGAAAAGCGGCCGCACTGAGGGTACAGGCCCCAGTACGGCCGCTTGTCTTTTCTTGCGTCGCCTCGCGACCCGCCGGCCGCTACGCGAACCCAATATTCAATTGTCCGCTGTGCCCGCTCCCGTGGCCGCAAGATCGACTCACGTTACGAGCATATCGTAAGGACCCACTTTGGACCGGGATAATAGCCGCGTCAAGACCCAAAAAACGCCGTGACGAAAATTCTTTACATATCTGTAAACAATTTTCGATTTTCGTAATTCGTCAATTCTTTTTCAGATCGGTTTGCCTTCGACCGTGTACCTCTTCCGGCAGACCGGCACCTGGCATTTCCGGTATTGCCATTTGTCTTGCGTGCTGAGGGCTATGGTGTCCGTCGATTTGCACCGTGGACACCGGCTCCGCGTCGGGAAGGCATATGTCGGCTGCACTTGGATCGGTTTGTTCGTTTTTTTCGACATGAGCGACTCCTTTCAGTCATAATGCGTTCGAATCTTTCGTTGTGTGGCCGGCGCCGCCGTCGGCGGGGCGGGGGCCGGCTTGGGCGTCGGCTCCTGCGGGAGGGGCGGCATCGTCCCGACGCCGATCAGGACTGCGGCGAAGACGCCGTGATACGCCGCGTCCCACGTGTGATTGTCCCGGCCCTCTTTTTTCTGGACCCAGACGGGATACCTCGCCTTCACGATCTTCTGCTCGCTGCACAATTCCGAAATGGCATAGCCGGGCAGGTCCGCCGGCAGGTGCATGTAACCCGGCCCGGGCGTCTGCGCCTCGAACAAATGCCGCCACAGGCGATCCTTGAGTTCCAATGTATTGAGGTCGTACCGCGTCAGGACGACATCGACCGCGACCTTGGCATAGGTCCGGTTCATCCGCCGGGCGGCACCGAGGACCGGGATCATATTGCCCCGATAGACCACGGGCCGGCAGGCGCGGCAAAAATCCTTCACGGGCTCCGGCCGGTAGCCGCAGTCGATCGTCACCGCCGAGGGCAGCATCCACGTGCCATCCGCCGAGAGCCAGGGCTTGACGATCAAAGGCCGAAGCGGCTCGAAGCTCTCCACCTCGCGAGTATCCGTCGTTTCGATCTGGCCCACCTCGATGACCCACGATTCGTATTGCCAGCCCCAGCCCATGACCAAGTACCGGAACCAGTTATCGTGCACGTCGATCTGGATCGTGATTCCCTGGATGCCCCAGGGCACGGGCTTGCCCGTGGCGATCTCGGCCGATCGGTAATCGGCCCGGTGCGTGAGGAGCTTCTGGGCGTCGGTGTCGGCCGTGGTGTCCCGCCAGGGCTGCGCCTCCTGATTGTTCAGGAAGTTTTTGAGCCCGCCGATCTGGCCGGTCTTGAGCATCAGCTGGCCGCGGACCCAGTCGACGCTCATTTTGCGGATCGCCCGCAGCTTGGGGTGCACCATCAGGCAGCGGACCCGGGCGCTCTTGTACGCCGACGGTTTGACCACGCCCTCGATCTTGCCGGCCCGGCCGGCCGTCACGCCTGCCGGAAGCCAGATCCCCTTCTGAAGATTCGCCCCCCGGGCGTAGTCGCTCCAGACTACGCCGCACGATGGGCAGTGGTATCGCACATGATCCTCGGATGCGTACTCTTTCAGCGAGAGCCAGGACCCGTCCTTCTCGCGATCGAGGACCGCATAACTGCCCGGCTGCTCCTTGTCATGCCAGCGGGGGATGTGCCAGTAGCTGCACTTGTGGCACGGCACCCAGAACTCGCAGCGGTCGGCGGACTCGTACTCCTCGTCCGCCAGATCGCCCGTTTCGCGGGCACTCGATACTTTGACCATCTTGCGGACCGGGGCGTAGGTTTCCTGCCGGCCGCGCAGATGGTCCAGGGGACTCATCTCGCTATTCTGGACCGTCATCGGCCACAACGCCACCTCGTCACAGAACTCGATCCCTTCCGGACTTTCCGCCAACGCCGTCTCGCTGGTCACCCAGGCGAGCACGAGAAGCAGGTCCTTCAGCTCCGTCGCCTCGCCGACGTTCAGGTTCCTGATGTCGCCGTCGATCTGGGCCATCAGGAACGGGTTCGCCTCGAACAATGCCCGCAGACGCTTCATCCGCTTGTTGAGCGATTGCCGGTCCGCCATGACGAGCATCGTCGGCATCGGCATGAACCGGATCGCATACGCCAGGCAGACCGACATGAAGAGCGTCTTGCCGAACTGCAGAGGTCCGAGCAGCGTGATCTCCCGGACCAGCGGATCGCAGAACCAATTGCACAAGTCGCGCATCCACGGCGCCCATTCGAAACTGAACGGGCCCGACAAGCGAGTTTCCTTCTTCGGCAAGATCAACTCGCGCGGCGCCCAGTCCACCATCGACGGGACCGGAGGCGGATCGAGGATCTCCAGCTCCTCCGGCAGGAGACGACCGCTGTGATTCATTATGAATGATCGATTATGGATATTTACCTCGCCAGGTCCCACGGGGTCTGCTGCATTTCCTTATGATGGATCATGCTTTCGCAACCTATTCATGCGGAACGGATTCCGGAGTCTTCGTATAGCCTTGGCCTCGATCTGCCGGACGCGATCCTTTGAGATCTCGAAGATGCGGCCGACCTCTTCGAGGGTGTAGGTGTATCCGTCGCCGATGCCGTAGCGCATCTTGATGACCTCTCGCTCTCGGTAGGAGAGTGTTGCCAAGACTGCGGCCAGGTCTGTTTGTAGGTCTTGCTGAAATTCGGTATTGGAGGCCAATTCGGCCGGACTTGACTGCAATAACCGTTGCTCGCGCAAATCCACTGCTGCCAGTAGCAAGGCAGAGTCAACTTCGCGGATAGCAAGATAATGAGATGGAATCTCCTTCCCCCACAACTCCTTCGGGGCTATCTCCTCCACAGAAATCAATAGAACCTCAGAAAGAGTATCCACTTTGTCCAGCGTGATGCCATGCCCTCGGGAATAGTCAAATCTCTCAAGTGCTTGGATCGTACCAACGCTAACCCCCGTCGCCGCCGAAAGGTCCGACTGGGACCAATCCATTCCCTCTCGGGCACGGATCATTACGTCATTCCGTAAGCGAGTTGTCGCGCGAATTCTCACTAATTCTCACTAATTCTCACTAATTCTCACTAATTCTCACTTCATGCCCTCATGCTTCATCGCGTCCACTGCCACAGGCCGACGGCGGCCAGGACCAGAAAGATCAGGTCCCGGACCATCAGGGAACGGGGGCCGGTTCGCTTGTGAATCCACGCCGACAATCCGTTGCTGCCTATCCACAACAGGAAGCACGGCCACAATCGGAAGTTGTTCAGGATCACGCCCGCGACCGCGAGGATCATCGCGACCCAGCCCAACCACTCAACCCATCTGCATTCATCTGCGTTCATCTGCGGTTTCCACCTTCATCAGTAGTGCCAGCCCTTCTTCGATCTTGAGCCGGGCCTCCTCGGGCATCGGGATATCCGGCGACGTGGACTTGTAGGCCTTCTTGATGGCGCCGAATACGGCGAGGATCTCTTGCTCCAGCTCGCCCTCGTCTTTGCCGCAAAAGCTCTGCGCCCATTCCTTCGCCCGGAAAGGACTGATCAGGGCCATCAGGCAATGGGCCCGGCGATTGAGCTCCTCGACGTGGATGGCGATCGGGATCTCCCGCCCTTCTGCGTCATCGTTGTCCCGCTTTTCCCGCCGCATTTTCTCGGTCTGCAGGGGATTGAGACCGGCCGCTTCCCGGCCGCCCGTGGCCTTGTCCCGCTCCCATCGGCGAAGCCAGTCGATGACGCGAGCCAGCGAGTAGCTGCCGTCCATATTGCGGGGGCAGCCGTTGTCCTTCGCCCACCGGTCCCATTGCTCTCGCTTGATCCCCGTCGCCGCCTCCATGCGGCTGGGGCGAACCTTCTGAGTATCGAACTCGCCCGCAGGCTCCACTCGATTGCCGAACAGATGCTCCACGGCCTCGATGGCGTTCCGGTCACCGGCGAGGAC